TTGGGGGTTCGAATCCCTCCGGGCGCACAAAGGAAAACCCCAGTAAGCAGCGCGTGTCGACTGGGGTTTTACCGTGTTTCCATAACCTTATATCGCATCCTCTACCGTTGCAGATCGTTGCAGGTCATTGAACCTCGTAGGCAACATGGAGGTAACAACGAAGCACCAAAGAGGTAACAAACTACCTCCCTCACAACACCCGGAACCGCGCCCGCCGCTGCTTAGCATCTTGCTGGGCCTTCTCCTCGTTCACCGTAGCGATCCTCTGCCGCTCCCTTGCTAGGTGAGCTTCCATAGCGCCAGGAATGGCGTCCAAACCCTCTTCCCACAGGTGCCCATAAATATCAAGCGTCATCGCTGCTGACGCATGCCCTAACATCCGCTGCACTGTCTTTACATCCGCCCCTGCAGCAATCGCTAATGATGCCGCAGTATGCCGCAACTCATACGTGTCGATACCATCAATACCCGTCCAAATCTGCAAATTCTTCCAAACCACCCGCCACCTGGCAGTCGTCCACACCATCCCCCGTTCATCCGGCACCAACCAAGCATCATCTGGCCGCCCCTCCCCAGCAGCCATCAAATCTGCCAGCAACTCCCCACCAATGGGCACCTCCCGATGCCGACCCGTTTTCGTAGGCCCCACCCTGCCGAGATCATCCACCGCCCGTCGAACCATAAGTCGGCCCCGCACTGAATCCAAATCTTTCGCCTTTAGTGCCTTCGCCTCCCCTGGCCGTAACCCCGTCATCAGTAGCACCCGCAACAACAACCGTGACTCCACTGTCGGTGCAGCCCCCAACAACGCATCTACCTCATCAACTCGTAAATACCGGCGCTCACTCTTCCCCTGCGGCGGTAAATCACCCGCCCGCATGGGATTCGCGTGCACAACCTTCAACTCCACAGCCAAATCCAGCATCGAATGAATTAACAATCCAGCTTTCCGCTGCGCAGACTCGCTCACCGGCCGTGGCACCCCACCATCAGGCACCCCCTTCATTGTTGTCATCGTCGGCAACCACGACACCACCTCCGCCCGCGTAATCTGCCGAACCAACCGCCTCCCCCACTGAGGCGCCACCCGTGCCCGCCATGTACTGACATAGTCGCGCCGGGTTTTCTCACTAACTGTTGCCTTGCTAGCGATCCAAGGCTCCCACAAATCCCGCAGCGTAATAGACGCTTTATCTTTAGTAATCCAGTTACCTTCCGCCTGGCCAGTCTCTACCCGTGCGATATAAAGCTCCGCTGCATCACGACTAGCAAACGACTTGGTCACCCGTTTACCATTCTCTGTCCAGCGTGCTTGCCACCGCTTCCCCGCCCCCCAACGGCTAGTACGGATTCGCCGACCCCCTTGCGGGTTTGGCTTGGTCCATAAATCCTTGACATGTGCCATGATATACTCCTTAAAGAACCCATCTACATGGGTATCTGTTTTGTTTCCTCAAACCCCCGCTCATGTCTGCCAAGAACTGGAGCGGGGGTCAAAAATATTTCCAATGCGCTTACCGTTGCCGCAGTTGCCGGCTGACAGCAAGATCATGGCCAATAGCCGCCACCGCGTGCCAAATGCCGGCCAGCAGCATAATCACAAGCGACCCGCCTGTCATCACCATGCCGCCGATCAGATCTTCTCCCCCGTTACCGTCGAACAACACGAAAACTCCAAGAGCAAAAACCACGAGACTAAAGGTAGCGATGACAGTAGCAGTAACCTTGTATCCCTCAAACGACCCCGTTGTAGCCGGCATTGGCCGTTGCGCATATCCCTGAGGCTGCGGTTGATACTGCGGAAACGCCTGCTGTTGCGGAGGAGAAGGGGGCTGTTGCGTCAGTTGTTCCCCCTGCTGCGGTTGCTGTGGCTCCTGCGGTGCTTGTGGTGCCGGTGCCTGATGCGTCATTGTGTTTTCCTTTCTTCTGTTTTTACTGGACTAGCAGGGCTTCCACCCTGGCATTATCGGAACTTGTTGGGACAACCGTGCACACCCATTCCGCGCGGACTGTCGCCCCGTAACCGTTTTGGGAATCAACGTGCCCCCGCAGCGTCCATTTAGTGTGGGCGTCGTTTTGCAAAGCAGTGAAATCAAACAGGCTTTCAAACTTCGCAGTAGACGGCGACTTGAGCTGCGCTTCAACCTGTTTATGGCAAGCGTTCCGTGCGGCGGCTTTGGTCCACCCATTGATCTGATCGGCATCATAACTAGACGAACTGCTGCCAGAGTCGCCATATGACGAATAATCACTAGTGGAAGAAGTAGTCGCAGGCGTTGAACTGCCTGAAGAGGTATCACCAAAGCATGATGACACCCACCACAAAATGAGAATGAAGCCTATGCAGAGCCCGATAAGAGCGCAACCTGTTTCCTTGTCCGATGTTGCCGACGCTCTCGCCGTAGGCGGATTGGAAGGCATTGGCGTGGCGCGGCTTGCCATGATTTCCCGCTCATTTGCTTTAGCACGCCTGGCTGCTTCTTTGCGCCGTTCCGCTTCGGTGAATGTTGCTGATTGGGCATGCGCAAACTTTGGGGATCGCTGATTAACATACCCCTGGGTAGCGGCGCTCTGCGCTTGGGCGATACCAGACGAGCTTCCCGACCCCTTAAACCGCCCCGGTAACTGGTACGACCATGGGTCCCGTTCCTTCCTCACCAGCTCAGGCAACGGGTTGACTGTGGGATCGTGTATCTGGGAGTAGCTTGCGCTCGCGGCAGGGGTGACATCTAAGTTGACCTGTATACCGTTAGCTCGAATCCATATCAGCGCATAGCACACAGCCACAAGACTTTTATCGTTGAAATGGTCAACAAAGGGAATAAGCTTGTTGCTGGAAACCTCAGTGAGTTCACCAAGATGACGGCCATTGAGGCATACTTCGATCACCGGGGCTTTCGTTCCCCGCATAACTTTATGAAGCGTGGCGAGAAAGCACGTGTCTCCAGCTGATAAGACATTCTTGTTCGCCTCGAAATACTCCTGGGTCTTCGTGACCTTGATACTCTTGCCCCGAGGGATGAGTGCCCAATCCAAGGTTGGGGGATTATTAAACGGGGCGATAACCCCAGGTGGCAGTACCCCCACTTTTAGTTTGTAATATGGGGCGTCACCCCATAGTCGTGCCCGAACTCCAACATCAAACCCGCTCGCAGCCAACCGCGCTACCTCGGGAAAATACTTCGCAGTGTCTTCATCCGGCAGATACCCCAGCACCTGATCGTTGTATCGCACGGAGATCGCATGCCCACTATTGGAATACGGATTATCCGGCTCCAACACTAGTGCTGCGTCGAAATATCGGGCGCCCTCGGCATCAGCTCGCACCTGCCTGATAACCGTATCAACTTCCGCCGCATGGTACCGCATCCCCACCACATTTTGGCCGCACCAGGTTTCCGCCGGCTTCGCATCATAGATACCAACCATGGCTCCATTCCCTTTTCTTCATCTTATGTAAACCGCAGTTAAGATTTATCTTATGATTCATCTAGGTGCTTGTGTATAGTTTTGATGGAATGACGTTCGCAATACCCTCTTTCGGGTTTATCAGGCATCCATAAGGAATCTCGCATATGTGCCTGACTGGTACATTTCCTGCCACGCCTCAACCATAAAAACCGTCACCCCCAGCTCATGAGCGACTCCACTTGATGACGGATGGACACGCTCTGCCGCCGCATACTCCTCAATCGTGATTAACTGCCTTGCCGCCCACCGATTAGCTGCCAGTTCCTGCTTCGCCCGCCACCACCCCACAGCAGCCGAATCATGCCCCAACGCCGCATGCCCCACCTCATGCGCCAATGTGCACAAATGCGCCACCGGGTGCAGCCCCCGCCGAATACTGATTGCGCGCCGGGGCGCGTTCCAGAGCCCCTTCTTGCCACCGACGTGCGTACACAGGGTAACCCCCAGAGATATCGCTAAATCTTCAAGGTTGTCAATCGTTAACATTTCATTCTCCTAGAGATATGAAAAAATTAAGGATAATCATAAGGAGAATGAAACAAAAATATCAAATTAGATTACGGGCCATCATGGTAATCATCATCACCCGGCATCGGCTCATCCGGCGAATCATCTGCCGCCGCCATCTCTGCATATTGCCAACCATCATCAGGAGACGGGGTGACTTCTGGTTTCGTTTTACAGCGCTTTCGTTCAACAAGCTCATCAAGTGGAACTGTGAATTCGTCAGTTTTTGCGCCCAAGCGCATTCGATTGAGCACCTCGTCTGCTAGCCACTCTTCGGGCGCAAGTTTTAGTGCTGCCCTTATATCAGGGATAGTTCGCCACACGGGGTCGATAACTTCAAATTCGATCAGGGTTTCCAGAGGGTGGTGTCCGTATGCTGCGCCGATTTTGATTAAGTTTTCGATACTCATTCTCCCCGTAGCTATTTGGTGCTGCAATGTTCGTTTGGGGATGCCTGTGCGTTGCGCGATTTCAGGGGCTGTATCAGTGGTGATATTTGTCAGCCATTTTTCGAGATTCATACGGCGATTGTAACTGAATTGCTATTTGCGCGCAAGGTTTGCGCGAGTATTTACCATTGGAAACTTAATTTTTCAGTGCAGCTATTGCGTCAACGGCGCAAGGTGTGTAATAATGGCGCCATGAGCGCAAACTTTGCACCAATTCGAATAAAGGCCTCGGTTTTAGACCAGGCCAGAAAATTGCATGGCCTTACATCCGATGAACAGTTAGGTGCTGAACTCGGATTGTCCGGCACAACCGTGCGCAATCTGCGACATGGACGAACGAGCCCGACCTTGGCCACGGTACTGAAAATTAGTCGCCTAGCAGGTGTCCCAATCGAAGGTTTGATCGTCGAGCGAGTAGACGAATCTGCGGCTTAGTCGCGCTGGGGTCGTCGTAAAGCAAGGAAGAAAAGGAAAAACAATGAAGAATTTGGATGTTGTGGTTCGTGTGAAGCGCGAGCCGATGTTGGTCGAGCTGCGGCCGGTAGCGGAAGCCCTCACAACGCTGATTGATGAGGGTCTGGTTGATGTTTTGATCGTAGGCGGCAGTACGGGGGACACCAGGGTTCCTCATGTGTCGGAGTTCATGCTGCTGGGGTTGTGCACTGCAGACAGCACCCAGCCTGAGGTCGTGCACGGGAACGTCACGGTGTTGCAGCATGCGCTGCGGCAGGAGGTAGAGTCCCGTGCCTAGCCGGAAGATTGATGACCTCCAAGTAACGATCACTGATACCGGGGTGGAGTTGGCCCAGGACGGGGTTGGTGTCGTACAGGTTGATGCGGATTCGATTATGCGACTCATCGACGCTTTGCAAGACGCCTGGTACCAGCATGCCGGGGTGCCGCCAATGACGGACCGGTTCTGCAATATCGGCGATGGTTTGTATGCGACCCGAGACGGCGGAACAGTCCGCTTCTACGACGAAGGCGAGTTCCTTTTCCGGGTTCAGCGGTTCCAGTTCCCAGCGATGATGAGCTTGTTCGCCCCGGAAGACCCGAGTGTTGCCCAGGAGGTGGCTGTTGATGATTGATCCCGATAAAGGCCTGTTTACAACCACGCTGCCGGATGGCGGTTTGCACGTTGACCTGAATAAGGACGGTGCAGATCTCCAAGACAAATCTGGAGGGCAAGTACACGTCGGATTTGAGGACTACCAGTGGCTATGCACACTGCTTAAGTATTCCTACAAGGAGAGTGGCCGTAAGGGCTGGGCAGACCCGGCCTTCTAACAACTACCTGACCTGTGGCCCCTTCCTCGCCTGGGGAAGGGCTGGGAATGGGCCACATACTACCTGCATATACACGAAGAAAAGGAATTTTAGTAATGATCTCGTTTATCGGAATGCTGGCCGCGATGGTGTCCATGGCGTTAGCCATGTGCTCCCTAGCGTTAGTTGTTGTCGTCTATCGGCGCACTTGGGGGAGTGCCACCAGTCGCCAAGAACGTCGAGAAACGGCGCAGCCGGCACCTGCTGCTGGTGTGCCGGCCACTGTTGTTGCTGCCGGAGGTGGCGTAGATGGTGCGACTGGGGGGCTGCTCATCACCCCATGTTGGTTTAGACGCCTCGTGGCTCCTCTTGATGTTTGGTCTGCTCGCCTGGTGGCGTCTTGTCTGCGCGCTGTGGAGGAGCGGCTGTTATCAAGCCGGGTGCCTGTTGGTTGTTGGCCCCGCGCAAGGTGGTGTCGGGGTTCACTGCTCGTGATGCGTCGATTGGTGCGGCTGTGGCCACTGGTTGCCGCTTGGGCGGGTCGGTGTTTGGTGACTTGCCGGGTGGTAGGGAGAGGGCCGCCTGCTCATGACGTGCGCCTCTTGTCGCTGATAGTGGCGGCAATAACCCCCTATAAACCAGAAAACCGGGGGCTAGCACAAAATACCCAAACTAGCCCCCGTCGTAAAGCCTTTGAAAGGAAAGGCACATGAATCATATCACTACCCCTCAATTACCGCAATGGTTGACCACCGCCCAAGCCGCCACGCTTTCCGGCTTTTCCCAATGGCAGATCAGGAAATTCTGCCGCCAGGGCGTGCTGCGCGCTACCCAGCCGTCGATGGCCACCACTGTTGGACGCAACGCCCCCTACCGGATCGCACTCACTGACCTGATGGATTTTATGGATGCTCATCCGGTGGCCGACCAGGAAGGACGCCGCCATGCCGGATTCTACCGCTGACCTACCATCTCGCCTCGCAGACAGCCTGACAGCTACTACCGTCTGGCAACAGGAACTAATCGCTAAGCTGCTTGAGCGGGGGAACGCCGAAGCAGAAAGCGGCCTCGACATCGCATTAATCATCCATGATTTACACGCCCAGGTTGAGGCGCTGACTGCGGCAAAAGTAGTTGCCGAGCAGCGCGCTGCCGATTTGCATGCGGCGCTGCATGATGCCTGCGATCAACGCGACGCCTACAAAGCCGCCCAGGAATCCCGGGAATGCTGCTCCGACCCGTGGCTTGTGACTGTGCCAGTTACAGAGCCGGCAACTGCCGATGGCAACACAGTCGCTGCATCTGGCGCCGACTGCGCTGACACCGATGCCGCCGCTGAGCCGGATTCGGAGATGCAGTCGGCACTGGAACTGCCCATGGGCCTTGTGGACAGTATCCGGCAGGCAGCGGTCGCGGCGCTGACCGCGATCGACCAATGCCGGGAAGCATTCGAAAACGGCGATGACGGCAAAGCCTTCAAATGCATGAAGCACGCTGCTGCACACATGCGCAGGGTCATTGACGGGCTGAAAACCGTTAACGATATCGTGAGCAGCGGTGAAGAGTGATGCCCGCGACCGTTACCCTTGCGGGGCCAGTAGCCCGCCGAGTATATGAGGGGAGACGTTTGGTGTCTGTCTGCTTTGATGCGGGCAACCCCGCTGCTATCGCCCTGGGCGACCTAGCTGCCTGCGTGCCAGGGTTCGGGGTGCTACCCGAAATGCGTCTATATGGGCTGCCAGTGATTCACCGCTGCACGTTTGTGCCCATCGCTACCGCATGGGAGTGGGCGGGCATGTACAAGCGCCATCGGATGGAAACACCACGGCAGGAGCTAACCCGGATCCTCCAGTGGGCAGAGCAGCAGGAGGCGCCAGCATGAGCCGCGCATGGTGTCGCTGGTGCGGCGCAGAAATCCGCTGGGCAAAAACCGCCAGCGACAAAAACATCCCACTTGACCCCTGTCCGACCCTAGACGGTCGCTGGCGCATCAGCCTTGGCCGCGCCCACTACGTGTACGGCGTTGCCAGGGAACACGCCCAGATCGCGGGAGAACGACTGTACGTGGCGCACATGGAAACCTGCACACGCAAAACCCACCAACCCAACCTAAGAAGGAGTGCTTGATGAACACCACTGGCATTCGGCGAACGTCACTTGCCGCGTCCGACGATACGATCGGTGCCCTACACATCCGCGAAACGTGGGCGATCGTCGACTGGCCCCACAACCCCGATACCGGGGAACGTGAACCCTATGCGGTCGTCTACTCCGTTGACGGCTGGCGGGTCACCGAAGTGCCCATCCCCGCCGCCGCATACAGCATCGCTCACGCCGCACCGGGGCAAGTGCTTGCTGCCGCATACAACATTTTGGAAGACAACCCCCATCTCATTGATGTCCTACGCACTCTCCAGGAGCCCTAAATGCTGACCTATCTCGAAGAAGACGCTGCGCTCATCTGCCGGTGTCTGCCGAAAAACATTGCCAGGCCGGACGACGAAGAGTTCCCTCTATTCCTTATTTATGCGGTGCTTATGCGCGCTAAGGGCACTGCTGCCACGCTATCAGACGTTCATGACGCTTGGGCCGCCTGGCGAGTCGACAGCGCGCCCCTGCACAAGAGCCTGGTGCCGTTCGATGAGCTGGATGCCGCCACCCAGGCGCTGGACCAGCCATACCTGGATGCTATCCATGCCGCCGCCAGGATCCGGGAGGCCGAGGCTCATGTTGTCTGACTATTCCCAGCTGCCGGTCAAATCAAAAGCGGTCCTGTTCACCCGGGAACTGCATAATGCCATCCGCGCCGTGATTAAAGTGGCCAGCCGGAAGTTTGAGGACTTCGACGTCGTCAAGCTGGTGTTCCGGGGTGAGCGGCTGTTTGTGTGCGCAGCTAACCCGCGGCATATGATCCAGGCAGTGGTGCCCACTTATTTCGCCGTTGTTGCCGCCGAACACGCCGAGGTGGAGATCACGGCTGCATCAGCCAGACTGCTACTGAAGCTTAAGCCGGATTTCAAGAAAGCCCCCGAGGCGCAGTGCGCGCTGTTTGTCTCGGAGAATGAACTCACCCTCCAAGACCTGTCCGGCACCTGCGGCGACCTCACCGATGTTACCGCGGCACGGCTGGCACCAACACTGCCCACCGACGTTGTTGCTGTCATGGACCGGGTGCGCGATGAGGTCAGGCAAGGCGTTGATGCTGCCTCGCCAGTGGTTCTTACCGCCGCCCAGATGGACGCCATCAGCGCCGCTATCCAGTACGCCCAGGTGCCATTCTGCGCACCCATTGGTCTGCCTCCAGGCGGCTACTTGGCACGTTGTTATGCGTCGCTGGGTGGTATGGTGGAATCCTATTCCACGGTAACGGACATCCGCAGGCCCCATGCCGCCGACGGTGGCCCGGCGCGGGATGCTGATGGGTTCGAGTATGTGGCCACGTTGCCGGTGGCGCCGCGGCAGATCACTGCCCGGCCGAACCTCAGCAGTGGGGCGGTCTAGCTAATGATTCTCGGTATCTGCCAGCAGCCCCGGCACCAGGCAACAACGACGCAGCCCAGCCTGTGGGACCCTACTTTCCCCGGGGAACCGGTCAAAAACGCACTGGCCAGGCAACAACAGGCTAGGTTATTGTGTGCTACCTGTCCGTTGCTGGGTGCGTGTGAGCGCATGCTCTCCGACGCGGAGCGCCGGGGCGTTCTCGTGGGTGGGGTGGTTGCTGGCAGGTATTCGGACATTCCTCAGCAGCACGGGAAAGAGGGGGATCTGTATCAGGAGCGGTGCCGTGCGTGTGGGAAGCAAATGCTGCCGCAGGCAGAGCCGCCGATCCAGGCTAGGGGTCGCCGCAGTAAAAAACACCCACTCCGGCACGTGGGGGAGGGGCTGTGCGACAAGTGCTATCCCGTGTGCTCGCGGCTGGTTCATGCTCGGGGTGGGGCGGCATGACAAACCATATTTTCATTTGCATTGCGCACGTTTATTTGTTAGAGAGGGGAGAGGCACATGTGGTTTAGGGGAGGTGACACGCTCACCACTCACCCGCTGATGATTCGGCTGCTTGAGGTATGCGACGGTGACCATCTACTAAAGAATGAAGCAAAAGGCGTCCTTGCCGACCTGGTAAGTATTTCGGCGGCGCATGCTACCGACTACTGGGTAGGTTATGGTGCCGTGTCACAAATAGCGCCGGGGCGTGAAAAGATCGTCATCGAGAACCTTTGTGCCGCGGGCCTGCTCTTCCGGGAAGAAGGCCCCGAGGGGCGGCCGATGTTGCGTATCGTCGATGACCCAACGCTTTACCATATCCGGCTGAAAGAGGAAATGGAGATCGACCGCCGCCGGGCGAAAGACAAACAGAACCCCGAGCTGCTCATCACCGTTCGTGTCCGGGACGGCGACCAGTGCCGGTGGTGTAGGAAAACCGTGGACTGGCGGGACCGCCGCTCCGCCAGGGGCGCCACCTACGATTCACTCAATGGACATAGGGAGTCCACCCCTGAGACATTGGTTGTTGCCTGCCGCGGCTGTAACAGCAAGCGCGGCGCAGGGGCGGTTTTAGACCTCCAAGACCCGCCAACGCCTGACGAGGTCTATTACACTGCCGCCAGCTTGGAGTTTATCAACAGCAGCCAATACGCACAGGACAACGGCATTCACGTGATTTCACGGAAGGAACGCCAAGCCCAACGCGTCGCCACCCAGGAACCCCAAACCCCGGCGCGCCAGACGCCTGTTAAGCACAAGAACAAGAACAGTGCGCCCAAAGCGGTGGTTAGCGCCCCGCCGCCAACCCCGCTAACCTCGTCGGCGCCAATCGGTGTTGATGGGTTCAGCGACCCCCTCGACGATGCCCCAGATTGGGTACTCGAAGGCCACATAGAAACACCCCCTGCCAAGCCTGCCGACTCGGCAGCTGCTCAGGCGGAAGATGCGTCACCACACCAAGAACAAGAACCCGCACAGCGGCCAGAACACGACACAAAGCCCGCACAACACCCAGGCGCCGCGCCGGGGAGTGCGCAGGACGATCATCATGGGGTGCGACCAATAACCACGCAACGAACCACAGCCGGTCTTGAACATGAGTGCAGGCATCGGCGCCGTCGCCGTAACCGCCACCGCGGAGGCCGTCAACGAGAATAACTACGGGCATCCCCGAACTTTTATACCCCTCTAGCCCCCACCGCCAGGCCGCCGCGGCGCGGGAGCCACGCCCGAAGCACCTGCCCCCCGT